TAGCAATGGCTAAAAAAAATTATAAAAATAATGATTTCTATGAGTTATGTGCATATTGGCAGGACATATTACGTCTAAACTCATGGGAAATAGAGTATTTATTCTGTACTAAATGTGAACTAGATGGCAGTTCTAATAACTATGGCGAATGTGACATGGATGATTTGAATGAAGAGGCTACTATAAGGGTGTGGAATGACGAAGGTAAAGACCCTAAGCATGACATAGAGCATACTTTAGTGCATGAATTATTGCATATTATATTAAGCAGACTTGACTTACCTAGAAAAAAATGCAAAACTGAGGAGCAAATTATTAACAGTCTAGCTAAAACGCTGGTAAAACTGAGAGGTGGTGGATGAATAATGAATTTTCAGATGGCAGAAATGTCGGTTCATTGTTATGTTGGGATGTTTGTTATTGCTTGTCTTGCTTATGCGGTATACAAACGATATTGGAAGGTTTACTAAAAGGAGATCATTATGGAAGCAATGCTTAGTGGTTGGGTTGAGTCTCAATCTTGGTTTTCTATGGCATGTATTATTGTAACTATGGCATCTTCGGTTACATTAACCTTGAAAGATGAGTATGCCGAGAGGATTCCTATTCTTGGTAAAATATGGCCTATATTAAATTGGCTGAGTTTAAATGTATTTCACAATAAGAACGAGAAGAAATGACTCTTTATCTTATAGGTGGAGCCGTATTTTTTATTGTACTGGTGTATTTTTATGCCAAAAATCAGGGCTTTAAGGATGCAGCTTTGGATTATTTAGAGAGTGGTGTAGAAACTGCTAACAAGGTAGATGAAAATGACAAAGCAAAAGATAAAGAGATTGACGCTAAACTTGAGCAGTTTTCTGGTGATAGTGCTGTTGATTTCTGGATGCGGAAGGATAACTCAAAGAAATCTTAAAACCTATCCAATTCCCAAAAAACCTAATCTAAGTATTACTTCTGAGAAAGGATTAGTCTGCATGGGGGGTAATGATTTTTCTAACCTAACCCAATATACAATAAAGTTAGAGGGGCAGTTATCTAAATGCAATGACCAATCTACAGCATATAAATGAGATTTATTACATGTTTGGTATTTTATTTTACTATAATAGCGAGTTCCTATGCTTGTCCATTAGAACCTGAACTGGAAAGAGATAATGTTATGTGGAGGTTAAATCCTTCACTTGGCGTTGTTGTTAGGTTCGCAATTAACAATAGTTTTATATATTACGCCCACCCTGAGATAGCTCCACCAGGATATAATGCTGATTGTGTGCCTCATCCGAGAGGAGGATGTAAGGGGATAATTGTGTTTAAAAAAAGACATGAGGTTGTTTTTGTTGACGGAAACAGTTATCATGTAGCTACTTTAACTCCTATTATGTGTCGGATGGGGAGTAATAATTGGGAAGCATTTTATAAAATAAGTCATAGGGGGGTAAAATGACACAAGCGAACCCTGAAGATGAATTTTATGTACCGCCAGAGGAATTAAAAAAAAATAATGAAATAGAGGTAAAAAGTTACGATGAAGTAAAAAAAGATGAAGGTGATAAAAATGCGATGGCATATATTGGAGGTGTATGTTATCAGCATGAGTTTGAACCGATAGCTGAGATTATTAAGGAGTTACGGGCTGGTGAGTTATCTGAAACTAATAGGGTAAGATTACTGACTTTTTTAGCTGGTAAGGCTTATCCTGACTTAAAAGCTGTTAATATAATGACAGATAACAGGGGAAATGATTTAATTACCAGAGCTATAGGAGAGATGAGTCATAAAGCTACTGAGTTTAAATTAAACGGAAAACCGAGGAAAAAGCAAAGAATGGAAGATGTTATTGACGAAATCACAGAATAACTTATGCTTACAGAACAAGACTTAGTAGAAAAAATAAAAGACAGATGGTGGAGGCTTAACAATTTATATTGGATTAAGCCCAAGACAGGTAAAGATTCTTCATTAATTCAGTTCAGGCCGAATTGGGCGCAGACTGAATTATTCAATGATCTTTGGACTAGGAATGTTGTTTTAAAAGCTAGACAGCTAGGCGTAACAACATTTTTTAGTATCTTTTTCTTGGATGACTGCATCTTTAATCCTAATCGTGAAGCTGGAATTATAGCGGATACGAGGGAAAATTCTGAAGAAATATTCAGGACAAAGGTTAAAGGTGTTTGGGATAACATAGCTATGGATATGCCAGCCATACGAGCGATTATAATGGATATGTGTCCATTGGAATCCGATCAAGGTAAGAGGCTGGTATGGAAAAACGGATCAGCTTTTAGGGTTGGTACGAGTATGAGATCTGGTACTCTTACTCAACTACTAATTACTGAATATGGTAAGACTTGTGCAAAAGAACCTGAGAAGGCTAGGGAAATGAGGACTGGTAGTATTGAGACTTTACCTAAAGATGCGTTGTTGGTTATTGAGTCTACGGCTATGGGGAATCAGGGTGACTTTTATGACAAGTGTATGGATGCGAGAATGTATTACAATAGCGGTAAGGAACTATCTGCACTTGACTATGAGTTCTTTTTCTTTCCGTGGTGGAAAGAACCTGCTTATAAACTTGATACAGAGACAACTTTTATTAAGGAAGAAGAAAACTACTTTAAAGGATTAGAAGAAGACAGCGATATTCCTCTTGACAAAACCCAAAGAAACTGGTATGTGAAGAAGAAGAAAGAACTCGGAGATGACATGAAGAGGGAATATCCCTCTACTCCTGACGAGGCGTTTGAGCAATCCATTGAGGGAGCGTATTTTATACGAGAAGTAGCTGAAGCCTACAAAGACGAGAGAATAGGAAGCGTTTCATTAATGGAGAATCATCCGGTTCATACGGCATGGGATCTCGGAGTTAATGACACAACTTGTATTATCTTCTTTCAGATTTACAGGGATGACATCAGGATATTCGATTTTTATGAAAATTCTGATGAAGGATTACTACATTATATAAAATATGTGCAAAACAAGGGTTACTTATATGATAGGCATTTTGCTCCTTGGGATATAGAGAAAAGGGATTTTTCTTTAGGTAAGAGTCGTAAGGAGTTTGCTCAGGACTTAGGATTCCGATTTGAGACAGTAAGAAGGGTGTCCGATGTAATGGACAAGATAGAGACTGCGAGGCTCATGTTCAACCGTTGTCATTTCGATGAGAAAAGATGTGACGGTTTAATAAGGGCTTTGAAGTCTTACAGGAAAGAGTGGGATGAAAAGCGAGGATGCTATAAAGATCGTCCTCTTCATGATTGGGCTAGCAATCCATTTGATTCTCTGGCAACAGCATTAAAAGCTATAGATGAAGATATGATTATATCAGTTAAACGTCAGAATTATGCTGTAGAAGAATATGATGTTTTAACTGGTGAAGTTTATGAAATAAATAAGAACACTTACCATTAGGAGAATAATATGGGAAGCAAGGGTTCCGCACCAGTTATTCCACCGCCACCTCCGTTACCACCTTTACCTGATATTGAGGTTATAGCACCAAGTCTACCACCTATGCCTGAACCTGAGTCATTACCTCAACGTAATGATATAGAGGAGATGGGTGCGCCTACATCTGAGGAAATTGCTGAAAAGGCTAAAGCTGAAAAAGATCGTTTGCGTCAGCGACAAGGTGGTGCTAGGGGAACACAGTATACTGGTACTGGGTTATTACTTGACCCTGAAGTTCCTGAAGAAAATCTTAAGAAACCTTTAATAAGTTAGGGATAGATATGGGTTTTTTTAAACCAAGAGGGCCAAATGTTGCTGCTATACAAGAACAACAAAAAAGCCAACAAGAGGCTATGCAACAGCAAATGGCTGAGCAACGTAGGAAGCAAGCTGAAGAGCAAGCTAGAAGGCAATCTGAGGCTGAGGCTAGAGCTAGGGCTGAAGCTGCTAGGCGTGAGCAGGAGCGATTAGCTGCTATTCGTACTCAAAAGATTGATGATTTAAATAAACGTATTGAGTTTGAAAAAACTAATCCATTGGTTGAGAGAAGGCAGTCTGCTAGTGGTAGGTATTTTGAGGCTATTTCTCCAGGTCAAAAGTATAATGTCCCTGAAGGTGCTGATATACTAGATGGTAGTTTTGAAAGATTGCCATTTATTTCAAGGGATCAGTATAATGTAAATCAGGGTGGTGATGGTGGTAGAATACTTGGCAAAGGTAAAGTAAAATCTCGCGGGTCTAAACCACAGGGTGTACTTGGTGAAGACGAAGAAACGCTTGGCAAAAAAACAATCTTAGGTGTGTAAATGAATACAGTAAAAAGAGAAGAGTTAGCTCAAAAGATTATCAAGCGTTATAACAAGTTGGTTCTTGAAAGGACTAATTTTGAAGAGTTTTTCAGGGATGTTCGTAACTATATTCGTCCTACAAGACAAGCTATAGATGGTGCTGAAATAACTGTAGCACAAAGATTTACTAATAAGAGATTTGATTCAACTGCATCTGAGGCTTCCAGAATTATGGCTACCTCTATGCAGAACGCATTGATTCCGCAATCTAGTAGATGGTTTGGGCTGAAGATACCTGATGGTCATCCGATGTCTATGTTAAATAATTTTAATCCTGTTAGTGCTTGGTTTCAGGATGCTTCAATGCGGATATTTAATTCCTTGAGTGGCAGTAACTTCTATACTGTTATGGGTGAAGCGTTCTATGATTTTGTTACATTTGGTACGATTAATATACTGATTGAGGAAAAAGATCTTAAAGATGAAAACTTTGCAGGTTTTAATTTTAAGGGGATACCGGTAGGTAGATTTGTATTTGATGAAGATTATACAGGTAAGACTGATACAGTCTATTGGGAATACACTAGAACAGCAAGACAGATGCACCAGGAGTTTGAAAAGAAGTTATTGCCTGATGCTGTTATTGAATGTTTGGAAGAGAATCCTGACAAGCAATTTACTGTTATTAAGTGCATCAAACCTAACGAAGATCATGACTATGGTAAGGCTGATTCGTTTGAATTTATATCTTTTGATGTAGAAAAGGGTAGTAAATTAGTAGTAAAAGAGAGTGGATTTAGTGATTTACCGTTTGTTGTCGCTAGATTTGAGCGTGTAACTGGTGAGTTATGGGGAAGATCACCTGCTGACATAGCCATGCCTGACATTATTTCTCTTAATAGGTTAAGGGAAATGGAGTTAAAAGCGTTAAGTAAAGCTGTAGATCCACCTATTTTAGCTCCTGATGAAAATATTTTAGGTACTTTCAGGCTTAATCCTAATGCTATTAACTTTACCAGAGATCCAGAGCGCTGGAAGTTTATGCGGTTTGAGGGTCGTTTAGACTTTTCAAGTTTAAAAGCTAATGAATTAAAACAAAGTATTCGTAATATATACTTAGCTGACCAGTTAATCTTGCCTGAGAAGTTGAATATGACGGCTGAGGAGATCATAACTATCAGGCAACAACAACAAAGATTGCTTGGGCCACAGATAGCGAGGATGGAAGCTGAATGTTTAGGGCCGATTATTACACGTTGTTTTAATATTATGTTAAGATCTGGTGGGTTTGCTAATCCTCCTGAAGAATTAGGCGGGCTAGATGAGATAGATATACAATACTTAGGGCCGATAGCTAAGACACAGAGGCTTGAGGGTATGCAATCAGCGCAAGCATGGGTGCAACAGCTAGTTTCTGTAGCATCAGTTAAACCTGAAGTATTGGATCATTTGGATAGCGATGCCTTAGCTGACTATATTGCAGACATGACAAGTGTTCCGCATCAGGTTAGGGCATCTGATGAAGCAATAGCAAAATCAAGAGAAGAAAGGGCTAAGGTTGAAGCTGAGAATAGACAGATGGCTATGAACCAGCAGATAGCTGAAACCGCTAACAAGGCTGCTCCGGCAGTCAAGGAATTATCGGAGGTTCCTATTGGATTATTCCAATGATGTTTTTACTTCTATTGCAAATTTATTGAGTACAGCTAACGGTAGGGAGTTAATGAGTTTTTTAGACAGACAATATAATTCAGAATCTAGTGTAGGATTTAATGAAAAGGGTTTCATAGATCCATATCAAACACATTTTAATGAAGGGTGTAGGCATGTCTATCTTAAATTAAGAGAGATAGAACAATATTCACAATCTAATAAATAGAGGTATTTATGAGCGAAGAAACCAATGAAGCCGTTTCTGACGATAACTTACTTGGTGAAGAGAGTGCAAAGCAGAGTGATTGGATAGAATCTCTTCCTGAAGATATGAGAAGTGAGGATAACAGAAAGAGGTTTGAAAAGTTTGTAGAGAATGACCAGTTTAATATTGGTAAGGTATTAAAGTCTTACGATCATATGGAAAGAGGATATTCAGATAGAATATCACTTCCAAAGGAAGATTGGAGTGACGATGAGTATCAGTCATTTTATCAGAAATTAGGAAGGCCGGAAAGTTCAGACAATTATGATATAAGAAAACCTGAGATGCCTGAAGGGTTTCCATATAACGAAAACCTGGAAAAAAGTTTTAGGGATAGGGCTTTCAGGGCTGGTCTTAACGGAAAACAAGTTCAGGAGATTATTGACTGGCAAGCGGAGCAAGTAGCATCTGAGGCTTCAAGTGTTAATATTCAAGAAGCCACTACAAGAGCTACTGCTGAAGAGGAATTAAAAAGGGAATGGCCTGGTCAAGAGTACGATACTAAGCTAGGTTTAGCTAGAAGAACTGCCAAAAACTTGTTTGATGAAGATTTCTTAAAACTGATTAACGACAAGGGTTTGGCAAATGAACCGACTCTTATTAAGAATCTTGCGAAGCTTGGCGGTTTACTTTCTGAATCGAAGGTGGGCAAGGATAGGGAGACTTTTAGTTTTGGTCATGATAAAAATACTGCGTCGTTAGAAATAAATGAGATAATGAATAGCAAGGATCATAAGTATCATAATGCGTATTGGGATACAACTGATCCTCAGCATAAAGAGGCAAATGAGTACATGAATAAGTTGTATAGTATGAGGTACTCAGATGCCGAGTGAGAAGGAAAATATTAAGTGTGGTGATTGCACTAACTTTATAACTAACACTACCTGGGAGGAAAGGGATGTTCCTGATAAAAGGACTAAAACGGGCTTCTCTTCCAAAAAATTTAGGGTTATTATAGAGAAGTGCAAGGCTTATAATACGTTTGTCAAGCCTGATAAGGTATGGTCATTCTGTCCGTCAGGGCAACTTGCAAACTTGAATAAGCCTGTGATGGTAGAGGATAACTGAAAAGCCCTCGTTCTTTTAAAGCGGACGATGGACGGCCTTGATTCAAGACAACCCTCCTGAACGCAGATTGTTTAATTCATTAATTTGGAGGTCATGATGTCTAGTCAAGTCAATGCTGCGTTTGTACAGAAGTTTAGAGATAACTTCATACATCTTAGCCAGCAAAAAGGTAGTAAACTTCGTGAATCTGTGAGGGTTCATACTGATGTAGTAGGTAAGTACGATCACTTTGATCGCATCGGACAAACTTCTGCTCAACTTATTACGAGTAGACATGCCGATACCCCAACTGTAGATACGCCTCATTCCAGGCGTAGGGTCACATTAGCTGACTACAACTGGGCAGATCTTGTTGATCGTGCAGATGAAATCAAAATGTTGTCCTCTCCTGCGTCTGAATACATGAAAGCTGGTGTTTGGGCGATGGGTCGTACTATGGATGACATTATCATTACTGCGTTTAATGGTAGTGCCACATCCGTTTCTTCTGACGATAGCACTTCAAGCGTATCGTTTGATTCCAACAACCAGATAGCACATGGTTCAGCAGATTTGTCTTTAGCTAAAGTTATTGAAGCAGCTAAGATTCTTGCTGACAATGATGTAGATCCTGATGAAGAGCGTTATGCTGTTGTTGGGCCAGCCCAAATTGAGGCAATGTTAAATTCTTCAACTGTAACAAGCAGTGATTACAATTCCATTAGATTGCTCATGAAAGGGGAGATCGACACCTTTATGGGATTCAAATGGATTACTTCTACTAGACTGCCTAAGTCTGGTAATTATAGGAAGGCTTTCTTTTATGCTAAATCAGCTATGGGTCTTTCTGTTGGTTTGGATGTTGTTACATCTATTGATAAGCGTCCTGACAAAAACAATTCAATGCAGCCTTATGCACAGATGAGCTTAGGCTCTACTCGTATTGAGGAAGCTAAAATTGTTGAAGTAAGTTGTGATGAATCTGCTTAATAACATTGACTAATTTGGAGGTCTATTATGGGTACGGCTTATGGTGAGGGAATCACCACTATGAAGAACAGTCAATGGGACAAGGAAAACTACGGTCTTTCAGGCGGTACGATGAAAGTCTCCATTGATAACATTGCTGCTGGTACGGGTGATGTGGATAATGCTGATGTGTTAATGCTTGCTAAGGTTCCGTCTTGGGGCGTTCCAGTAAGTATTAAGGTTTGGAATGATGAGATTGATTCTCACAGTTCACCTACTCTTACTGGTGAAGTTGGTCTTTATAATGGCCCTGTTGCTTATTATATTGGAACAACTAAAACCGATGCAGAGGCAGTCTTGGATATTGATTGTCTAGCTGATGAGGGTGAACTTACTGCTGCCATTCTTGGAGCAGATAACAAGGGTACTGAGGTATTTGATCTTCAGACTAATACTCTTGTTACTGCTGACAAGTTGGATCAGCAATTTTGGCAATGGGCTGGATTGAGTGAAGATCCTCAAGCTGATTTTTATGTTGCCATAACCTTTAACGCTGCTAACGCTACGGCTGCTGCCGGTGACGTTGGTATGGTTGTTCAATATCTTGTTCCGTAGTATGACTGGGGGAGTTTCGGCTCCCCCTGTTTTTCTTATAGAGGATTAAATGGGAACACAATCTCAAATACAACTATATAACGAAGCATTATTACTTGTTGGTGCAAATGAAATATCTTCTGTAACTGAAGAAACCAACAATGCGACTCTTTGTAACAGGTTCTTTGAATCTGCCAGGGACTATGTAACTGTCAATTCAAGATGGAACTCTGTGCAGAGTGAGGCATCATTAACTGCGTCTGCCACCGCACCTATTGTAAGTGATAAGTGGTTAAAGAAGGGAGAACTTCCCAACGATCCATATTGTTTGCGTGTATTGGATGCGTATGTAAATGGTGTCAATGTTGACTATGAGGTTGTGGGAAGGTTTTTATATAGTAATGATTTACCTTTAGACATTAGATATGTGAGTAGGATTAGTGATTTATCTTCTATTTCACCAGGATTATTTCAAGCTATCGCTTTATATTTAGCTTATAAAATATCTTATCCTGTGACAAGGGATTTGCAATCTGTGAAAGATATTTATTCTTTATATCAAGATCATATAAGAGAAGCTCGTATGATTGATGCTCATGAAGGAGTTCCAATTACTATAGAATCTGATTCTTTAACTGAAGATAGAGTGAGATAATGCCTAAAATTTGGCATAGCCAGAACAATTTTACTTCAGGCCAGTTATCCCCAAGATTATTAGGCCGAGTTGATATAGATAAATACAGCAGTGGTGCAAAGCAGATTCAGAATTGGATTGTTTTGCCTCATGGCGGTGTTGAGACTCGCAGTGGTTTTAATTATGTAGCAGAGGGGAAATTATTTCCTACTGGTAGTGATTTAATTACCAATGGTACTTTTGATTCTAACATTACCAGTTGGACTGACAAGAGTGTCGGTTCTGGCAGTATAGCCCATAGCACAAACTTGATGAATATTGTCTCTACTAATTCATCTAACTATGGTTGGGCAGAACAGGGTGTAACAACTACAGCTAAAGCTCAATATCAAGTAACTGTTACGGTTGGAACCGGTTCAGTTATCATGAGGGTCGGAACTGCTACTGGCGGTACTGATGTGCTTGCTGACACAACTTTAACGACTGGTGCTAGGACAGTAAATTTCGTAGCTGAAAGCTCTACCAGTTATATAGGATTTTATCATCAAACTGGTGCTACACATACTATAGATACGGTTGTAGTTAAAGCTGCTGAGAGCAAGAAGATACGTTTAAAACGATTTGAGTTTTCTACTACACAGGCTTATGTATTAGAGTTTGGTGATTTATACTTCAGGGTTTACAAGGATGAAGGCCAGATAGTAGATGGAACATCAGGGGAACCAATAGAGGTAACTACTACTTATGCTGAGGCAGATTTATTTGATCTTAAATTTGCACAAGATGCTGATACTTTATATATAGCTCATCCATCGTATGCTCCAAGAAAAATAACAAGAAGTTCTCATACTAGCTGGACTATAGCTGCTGTTAGTTTTACTGGATCAGGTTTTCCAAGTGATTTTGCTGGTGGTTCTGCTGGTGCTGGATCTGATGCCAATAACGATAACCCTGGTGCTGTAACTTTTTTTCAAGAACGTCTATGGTGGGGTGGATCAAACAATAGTCCTCAGAAGATATGGGCTAGTAAAACTGGTGATTTTGAAAATATGGATCAGGGTACTGGTTTAGCGAATGAGGGTTTAGAGTATGTTCTAGGTACTAATGACGTTAATTTTATAAGATGGTTAAAAGCATCTGAGTCAATGTTAATTGGTACAGTTGGTGCTGAGTTCCGGTTATCAGCTAATGGGGCAGCGGTTACACCTAGCAATGTATTAATTACTAGAGAAACAAATCATGGCAGTAACACTGTAGATCCTGTAGTTGCTGGTAGGGCTGTTTTATTTATACAAAGAAATGGAAGGAAATTAAGACAGCTTATTTTTGATTTAGATGTTGATGGTTTTGTTGCACCTGATTTAACTATACTGGCAGAGAATATCACTACTTCAGGAGAGAATACTACTGACGGTATAGTAGATATGGACTATCAGCAGGAATTGGATTCTGTTGTCTGGTGTACCAGGGATTCAGGATCTATGGCTGCAATGACTTATGATAGGGATCAGCGTGTTATTGCATGGCATGAGCATACAACTGATGGTAATTTTGAGAGTGTTGCGGTTATTCCAGATCCACCAAATGAAGAAGATTTAGTATGGGTTGTTACTAACAGGGTCATTAATGGTGTTGCCAGAAGATTTATAGAGTATAAAAACAGGGATATGATGGTTGATAGTGGGTTGACTTTTGCCACATCAAATGCTGAAAAAGTAACTAATGGTGACTTTGATTCAAATTTAACTGGATGGAATGATGTAAGTACGGGAAGCGGAACTACTGTCGAATGGAATCCTTTAGGCAGGATGGACATGATCGGTATAGATACCGATAATGTAGCTTGGGCAGAAGATACTTTAACTGTTACGGCAGATGTTGAATATATACTTGAACTGACTGTGGGCGGTGGAGAAGTTGAGGTCAGAATAGGCAATTCATCAAAAGGTGCTGAAATACTAAGTGATTTGACACTTGGTATTGGTGAGAGATTTGTACGATTTACTCCATCGAACACAACAACTTATTTGGGTATTAGGAACCCTACTACTACAAGTGTTTATATAGATAGTGTATCTGTGAAGGAGGGATCGACTACTCTTTCAGGATTAGATCATTTAGAGGGCAGGACAGTAAAAGTAACTGGAAATGGTAATAGGGTTCTTAGTGATGCTACTGTTTCCAATGGCTCTATTACAGCATCAGAATCCATAACTAGCGGTACTGTTGGATTAGGCTACACACCGAAAATTACATTATTGCGTCCTGAGTTTGGTGTAACTGATGGAAAGTCTATTGGCAGGGTATTGGGAATAAGCAGGACTATTGTTCAGATTCATGAAACAAATTCATTGAATGTAAATAACAATGAATTAACCTTTAGATTGGGGTATAATCCATCGCAGGAGCCACCTCCTAGGATTAGTGATTTTATGGATATTACAGCTTTAGGGTATTCAAAGTCTGATAATGAAACATCAATTCAGCAATTAAATCCATCTAAAGCTACTTTATTGTCTGTGACTCAGGAGTTAAGTATTAATGACTGATAGAAAAGTTGTTGACTATAATGTTAAGCATCTTGAACAGATTATTGATAATTTAAGGGGTTTGGAGAGAAGGCAGCTTGCGAGGGTAAGAATGGATGTAATGGAATGGCATAATATGATTATAGCTGATACTCCAAATCCAAAGACTATTATGATTGATGAGAAACCTGTGGCTATAGGCGGTATTTCTACATTATGGAAAGGTGTTGGAGAGGGTTGGATGATAGGTTCTCAGGATTTAAGACAACATATGTTTTATGTATGTAAACAAGTTAGAAAATATATTGATAATCAGATAAAGGTTATGGGTATTACTAGGTTACAGGGTGTAGTGACTGCGAATAATAAAGATGTTTATAATTTTGCAAAGAAATTTTTAGGTATGACATATGAGGGTTATCTACATAGATATGGTATGGATGGTTCAGACCAATTAATGTTTGCTAAGTGGAGTAAAGAATAATGCCATTATTTTCCACAGCAATGATGGGAGTGCAAGCTGGAACGGCTGTAGCAGGTGGCGTTTCTGGTATGAAGGGTGGTAAGGCTTCTGCTAAGTCTGCTATGCAAGCTGCTAGGTTTAATAATCAGGTTGTAGATCAACAAAATAAGATACTTGCTTTTCAAGATTTAATTAATATATCTAATATTGATCGACAGTCACAGCTTACTATAGCTGTCGGTGATTTAGAAATAAAAAGATTAAGTGAGTTAGCAAACGCTATTGATGGTGATACTCAACATGCAGCTAGTTTTGCTAATTACTATGGTCAGGCTGAGATAGCAAAAACGCAAGCTGGCTTTGCTGCTATGGGTGTTAGTACAACTGAGGGAAGTCCATTAATAACTAGGATGGTGCAAGAATCCATGCTTGCTAGAGAGGTTGCAGAAATTAATTTACAGGGTGAGAGGATGCAGGTTGATGTAAGGAATCAGGCAAAAGCAGCTAAGTTTAACCAAGAGCTTGGGTTACAGAATTTAAGGAGTCAAGCAAACATGCAACGTCTTGGCACTCAAATTAATATACAAAAAAATAAAGTTGCTGCAATGCAAAATACTATGCAGGGTCAAGCTACTGCTGCTCAAGCTAAAGCTCAGGGTACTCAGGCTTTATTGTCTGGTTTAGGTAATGCTGCTGCGATGGGGGTGCAGTCTGGTATATTTAAGAAGAAACCTAATATTTTTGCAGATACAGCAAAGTATGGCGAAGATTTCCAGTTTGGTACATCGTCAACTACAATGCCGGTCTTAAATAGGAGGCCAG